ACAAAAAGCCAGACCGCCGCACGGCTAGGGATCGACAATGTACCCGATGCCTTCCAGATGGCTTATTTGGAGAGGTTGTGCAAAGACATACTGGAGCCCGTTCGCGAGAACTACGGCACCGCTTTCTCTCCATCGTCAGCGTATAGGTCTCCTGATCTTTGCGAGGCAATCGGCAGCAGTCGAAAGTCTCAACATACAAAGGGTCAGGCCGCCGACTTCGAAGTCCCCGGAGTAGACAACCTTTCCCTAGCTGAGTGGATTCGAGACAACCTCAAGTTTGACCAGCTTATTTTAGAATGCTACATGCCGGGCAACCCTAACTCCGGTTGGGTGCATTGCAGCATCGCGGATAAACCGCGTGGAGAGGTTCTTACCTATACAAAAGGGGTCGGGTATTCTAAGGGCTTACCCGCCTAACCACCCCTTAACCTCTTCTCCGAGAACCGTGCCCGCAAGCACGTTTTTCTCGTAAAGAGCCTCTAGTATCTTCTCGTCAATAGTGTCGGGCGACACAAGGTCGATATACGTCACCGGCTTGTTCTGACCGATCCGATGTGCGCGGTCTTCGGACTGAAGACGTATTTCCAAGTCATAGCTGTTGGAGAAGTAAACTACGGTGGTCGCCTCCGTTAACGTAATGCCGTAGCCCCCGGTACGGGGCTGACCCACAAAAAACCGGAGCGGACTGTCCGGGTCTTGAAAGGCCTCGACTATCTCCTGCCTCGCATCCTGCGGCGTCTCCCCGTAGTAAGCAGCCACGGACCGCGGGCCGTGGACCTCGGCTATTGCTTCCATCAGCGTCTTGATGCTGTGCGTGAACGTCGCCCAGATGATGACCTTACCTTGAGCCTCCTCAAGCACCTCCAGCAATTCCTTTACTCGGTTGCTTTCGATGTCTTGTAGGGGCTTCTCGTCGGGCTGAAAGAAGCCACAACAAATTTGTTGCAGCCTCATAATCTGTGTTAAAACGCTCTGCGTAGTAGATAACGAACCGTCGCTCAGCGCGGCCAGTGCGAGTTTTTTCATTTGATCGTATACGTTCTTCTGTTCCGACGTCATCTCGACATTCCGCCGAATGTAGAGCTTGTTCGGGAGGTCAAGGCAGTCCGCCTTGAGCACACGAGACGAAAAATTGTCGAGCTTTTCCGTAAGCTCTTCTAGCCTCCGGTACCCCACAATCTCTTGAAAAGAGCGGTGACCCATCGTACGGCGCTTCAGGACGGCGTAACGGTTTTGAAAAGCAAAATAGCTCTTGGTATCAAGCGCTGACGGGCTAAGAAAGCTGCACTGTGAAAACAGGTCCATGGGGCTCTTCGTTATAGGGGAGCCACTTAAAATCCTTCGGTACTTTGCTATGTCGCGAGCCTTGACAACATTCTTGGTGCGAAGCGCTTTGCGGTTTTTGATGGTTGTCGATTCGTCAACCACCATAAAGTTGTTCGGGTTTTTCTCTAGGAAAACATAGGCCGCCTCGGCTCCGCGCCCGGAACTGAACGCTTCTATATTGACGACAAAAATCTTTAGACCGTCAAAAGGGTTCATCACCAGATCGTACAGCTCCTCCTCGAACCGCTTCGTCTTAGCCGGAATCCAACGAACCATCTTACGTGGAATGCCGTCTGGCAGGTGCTGGGGGATTTCCTTCTTGATCCAGTTGTCATACACGCCCTTTGGCGCTACAACCAGCGCCGCGTTTACCTCGCCCGCTTCATAGAGCTTCCCGATAGTATCAACAATGACCTTCGACTTACCCGTTCCCATCTCCATGAAAAGCGCGTGATACTTCTCGGACCACGAACCTGAGAGAGCGTCCATCTGGTGGGCAAATGGCTTGGTTTTAAAAGCATATTCCGGCATGATGATTTTCCCTGTTGACTATGGGAATATATCCGCATATATAAGCAGGGTCAAGGCTCCGAACGGAGTTAGGTCAACGAAACACGAAAGGTGAAAGATGGAAGATAAATTTGATCTTCTCAGTGCTCTTGAGAAAGAACACGAAGACGCCGAATCCAGCGGCGTTGAAAAGGTAAGCCACAACGGACTTGCCAGCATTGCTCACACCGCTAGGTGCATAAGACTGGCGGAACAGGAAATCGAGCAGGCGAAAGAATCGCTCAAGGAAAAAGAAGCAGAGCACCGCAGGCTGACCGACGAGGTCATGCCTTCTCTGTTCTCGGAACTGGGCCTCACGTCATTTACATTGGACGACGGCTCAAAACTTGAGGTGAAGCAGACGTACTCCGCCACCCCTCTGGCGGCCAACCGCCCGAAGGTTTACGAGTGGCTGCGGGATAACGGTTACGGTGATTTGATTAAAAACACCGTGTTCTGCACATTCGGTCGAGAGGAAGACGACAAGGCCCGACAGTTCTACGAGCTTGCGGAAGAGAAGGGCTACGTCGCCGAAGCCAAAACTGAAGTACACCCCTCTACTTTACGAGCTTTTGTGAAAGAGCGTGTAGAGTCTGGTGACGATTTCCCAATGGATTTGTTCGGCGCTTGGGTCGGACAACGTGCAACTGTTAAAAAAGGATCAAAATAATCATGGCGAACTCAACTGTTGCTAAGAAAGAGAACACCGCGGTCGCAACTGCCGACGCGCTTTTCTCAATGTTCGAGCAAGACTCCTCCGCTGGTTTGGAGAATTTGACGCAAGACGATCTCGCGCTTCCTTTCTTGAAAATCCTGTCCGGGCTTGACCCGATTCTGGATGAGAGAGAGGACGCACGTAAGGGAGACATCTACAACACCGTCACCGGCCAAATCTACAAAGGCAAAGACGGTATCAAGGTGGTCCCGTGCGCTTACCAGAAGCGCTTCATTCAGTGGGCACCGCGTGGTTCAGGGAGCGGCGCACCGACTGCCGTATACTCGCCCACGGAACAGCGCCCGGAGACGACCCGGTCAAAGGACGACAACAAGGACTACGTTGTCGGGGGTGACGGGGACTACATCGAAGAAACCCATCAGCACTTTGTTGTGGTTCTTAATGACGACGGGAGCGCAGAGACCGCACTTATCGCGATGAAATCAACGCAGTTGAAGAAGTCGCGGAAGTGGAACTCAATGGTCGCTGCCCTTCAGTTGAAGGGGCCAAACGGAAACGTGTTTACGCCTCCTCGCTACTCTCACGTCTACCTGATGAAGACCAGTCAGGAAGAGAACAGCAAGGGTTCGTGGCACGGCTGGGACATCTCCCGAGACGGGATGGTGGACAGCGCCGATCTTTACGGACGAGCGAAAGGCTTCCATGACACGATCATGTCGGGGGAAGTCGTCGTAAAGCACGAAAACGAGTCCGGCGGCGCTACCCCATCCGACGACATTCCGTTCTAACAATGCGGGGGCGGCGAAAGTCGCCCCCCAACCCTTTAAGGAAAGATTATGGACCACGCGAAAAAATTCGCGTCGGCTTTCCAAGGGCTATCGTCGGCATACTTAACGATGGTTGCCAAGGGCAAGAACGGCGCAGGGAAGACCGAGGGCGAATACCAAGTTAAACGCGATGAGCTTACGGAGGCGCACTACGCAGCGCATCTTGACGGGCACTCAAGCCTCGGCATCTTCTTACTTAATGATGAGTCAATGGTTAAATTCGGCTGTATTGATATCGATCAATACCCGCTCGAACACCTTAAAATTGTTAACTTCTTTGCGGAGAAGAAACTTCCGCTGATCGTAGACCGCTCTAAGAGCGGTGGCGCACACTGCTATCTCTTCAGCACAGAATGGATGCCCGCAGCTAAGATGCGGGAGACCCTCCGTAAAATAGCCGCAAGCATGGGCCTCGGGGACGCAGAGATATTCCCCAAGCAAGACCAGATCGACGTGGACCGCGGTGACGTTGGGTCCGCCATAAACCTGCCTTACTTCGGGCACACGGATAGTTTACGTCACGTTTTCAAGGCGGACGGTAGCGCCGCAACGCTCGAAGAGTTCTTGGAGATTTACGACGAGAAGGTTCAAACCCCGGAACAGGTCGAAGCACTTTCCGTTGTAAAGAAAGCCGACTTTATGAAGGACGGTCCACCGTGCCTTCAGGCCTTACTTCCTCAGAAAATATCTGAGGGAGGTAGGAACAACGGGCTCTTTAACATCGGCGTCTATCTTCAAAAAGCATACCCCGACTCGTGGGAAACAGAACTCATGCAGTGGAACATGCAATACATCGACGCGCCACTGGGCCTGACTGAAATGGGTCAAGTGGTTAACCAGTTGAAGAAGAAAGACTACACTTATAAGTGCACGGACGCGCCTATAAACTCATATTGCGACCGGCCTACCTGCCTTATGCGTAAATTCGGAGTGGGCGGGGCTGCCTCCGCAGCAATGGCTAACCTTCGAAAATACGACAGCGCTCCCCCTATCTGGTTCCTAGATGTCAACGGGAAGCCTATCGAACTAGATACCGAAGGGCTCATGTCGCAGCCCGCTTTCCAAAAAGCATGTATGGAGCAGATGAACTTCCTCCCACCCACGTCCTCGAAGCAGACATGGGAATCACGGATCGCGGCCCTCCTATCGGAACTCCGGGACAACTCCTCGGCAGTTATCCCCGTAGCCGAGGAAGAGAGTACGCAGGGCATCTTCTACGAATACCTAAAAGACTTCTGCGTCCAGTTTCAGCAGGCCAATAGCCGTGAGGAAATACTCATGGGTAAGCCGTGGACAGACGAGGAACAGAACCTCACGTTTTTCCGGTTACGGGACCTAGAAGCCTTTCTCCAGAGAAACAAGTTCTTCGACTACAAGAGGACGAGGATCGCGCAGCGGCTTAGAGAAATCGGAGGGGTCCATAACAAACTGAAGGTTCAGGGATCAACGATAAACGTCTACAGGATTCCCGCCTTTCACGCTGCCGACATAAAAATCAAGGGAGCTTTTGATAGCCATGCAGACGATGCACCCTTCTAAGTGGTTCCGGATTTTCGGTCCTCCGGGTACCGGCAAAACCACCCGTCTTTTGAATGAAATGGATAAGCTTCTTCTTGACGGAGTGCCGGGTACAAAGCTTGGGTTTTTTGCGTTTACTCGAAAGGCTGCCAACGAGGCTAAAGGACGTGCCATGGAGCGGTTTTCTTTAGACCCGGACGACGTGACAAACTTTCGGACGCTCCACAGCTTCTGTTTCCGGCACTCTGGTATCAACTTCGACCAGCTTATGACCAGAGAGAACTGGCGAGAGCTTTCCGAAAGCGTTGGATTTGACCTTGGCTGGGATCAACGGAACCCGGACTCTACGGAGGACTTGGCGACAGCCCTCCCGGATAAACAGTCGGTCATCAGTCTGATAACAATGGCGAGGATCAAACAGATCACGTACCGCGAAGCCTACAACCAGTGGGACTACGCGTACAAGCATCCGTGGGACCACGTCCAGTTTATCGCTATGTCGTACGACCGATACCGTCAAGTCACGCGAACCTTCGACTTCACGGACATGTTAATCAAGTTTTTGGAAAACGCGCCAGAGACGTGTCCTACGTTCCATACAATCTTCATCGATGAGGCGCAGGACCTGTCGCCGCTTCAGTGGAAGGTCGTAAAAGCCATCTCTGAAAAGAGCGACCGCGTAATCGTCGCTGGTGACGATGACCAAGCAATCTTCCGTTGGGCAGGGGCGGACGTGGATACCTTCCTCCAACTGCCCGGAATGTCCGAAACGCTGTCCCAAAGCTGGCGTATCCCATCTCAGGTACACCGCCTAGCCGAGTCTGTTGCGGCACAGATACACAACCGATACCCCAAAAAATACCTCCCGAAAGACGAAAAGGGCTCGTTGTTCTGGATACACGGTGTCGAGTCGATATTACCGAAGCTCTCAGAAGGGACATGGCTGATTCTCGCGCAGTGCGCCTACATGCTGGAGGAGGTTGAAGACCTCCTCCTCGCTGGCGGGTTTTTCTTTGAAACGAAAAATCGCAAAAGCGTACCTGATAAGCTATTAGTAGCAGTGGCGGCTTGGAGAAAACTTCAAGCCGATCAAGAGATTAGCGGAGAAGAGGTCCGGGCCATTTATAGCTACCTTCAAACCGGCCTCGACGTTCGACGAGGCTTCAAGTCAGCGTCTGGGCTGGAGGACGACGATTCCGTGACCTATGACGACCTTGAGCGCGACGTAGGTCTTTTGGTAGAGAAAGACAAACCGTGGTTCACGGCCCTTTCCAAAATACCGGAGAAGCAGAGCCTGTACCTGCGTTCAATCGAAGGCCGCGGGGAAGATTTCCAAGGTAAAGCTCGTATCGTTCTTTCGACAATACACGGGGCCAAGGGCGGAGAGGCGGACAACGTAATCTTGTTCACCGACCAGAGCCATGCTTCTGTTCGAGAGTCTCAGAAAGACCGAGAAGGAAACAACGACCTACACCGCACTTTCTATGTCGGCATTACACGGACCAAGAACCGGCTGTTTTTGGTGACACCTCGTTCGGAAAAAGAGGCTTACCGCCTCGACCACTTAATTTAAGGAGATTTCTATGAGCACCCTACAGTTGGCTCTCGACCTGACGGGGAGCCTTAAACATGAGTGGGTTCCCCCGAGCGAACTACCCGATATTTTCGACGCAAAACAAATCGCCATCGACTTGGAGACACGCGACCCCCACCTGACATCCCTTGGTCCGGGTTGGCCGCGTAAGGACGGGGAGGTAGTAGGCTATGCCGTAGCCATAGACGGCTGGTCCGGCTACTTCCCCGTCAACCACCTTGGAGGAGGCAACCTTGACCGAAGGCTGGTCGAGAACTGGATGAAGAAAGTCTGCGCGTCGCCGGGAGATAAAATCTTCCACAACGCCCAGTACGACGTGGGCTGGTTGAAGGCTCATGGTATTGAGGTCAGTGGTCGCATCATCGATACAATGGTCGTCGCTAGTCTTATCGATGAGAACCGGCGCTCGTTCTCGCTTAACGCGCTATCCTACGACTATCTGAGCAAGGTTAAGTCCGAGAAGGCGCTAATAGAGGCTGCTCGCGCCTTCGGCATAGACCCCAAAGCCGAGATGTGGAAGATGCCGTCTATGTATGTCGGCAAATATGCCGAGGTAGACGCCGAACTGGCCCTCGAACTCTGGAACTACTTCAGAATAGAGATATCTCGGGAGGGCCTAGAAGACATCGTCAACCTTGAGTTAAGGCTGCTCCCATGCCTCGTAGACATGACTTGGCGCGGCGTCCGGATTGACATTGACGCCGCAGAAAAGACAAAAGAGGCGCTAATCCGCCGAGAAAAGGACGTGCTTAAGCGCATAAAAGACGTAGCAGGCAAGCCTGTTGAAATCTGGGCGGCACGTAGTCTAGCAGAGGCCTTTGACAAGCTCTCCATCCCCTACCCTAAGACGGATAAAGGCGCACCGTCGTTCACCAAAACCTTCTTGTCCGAACACGAACACGAGCTTGCAAAGCTTGTTACCGAAGCACGGTCCCTGAACAAGATTCAAGGGACGTTCGTGTCAAGCATTTTAAAACACGTCGGCGATGACGGGCGTATCCACGGGCATATAAACCAGATTCGCTCCGACGACGGAGGTACCGTCTCGGGCCGTATCTCAATGAACAACCCAAACCTACAACAAATCCCGGCCCGCGACCCTGAGCTTGGACCCATGATCCGCTCGCTTTTCTTACCAGAAGAAGATGAGCAGTGGGCGTCAATCGACTTCTCGCAGCAAGAACCGCGCATCTTGGTCCATTACGCATCCGTCTTCGGCAAGTCCCGTAACCTTCCGCTACGGGGCGTAGACGAGTTTGTAGACGGGTACCGAAACAACCCCGACATGGACTTCCACACCATGGTCGCGGAGATGGCCCAGATCAACCGTAAGCAAGCCAAGACGATTAACCTTGGCATGATGTACGGAATGGGCGTCAACAAGCTCTCAGAGCAGCTAGACATACCGGTGGATGACGCTAAGGCGCTCATCAACCAGTATCACGAGCGCGTCCCCTTCGTGAAAATGCTTATGCGCGGCGTCACGGACCGGCTGAACGACAAGGCTAGTGGCGGGGCGGTACGTTCTCTCCGAGGCCGAAAGTGTCGATTCAACCTCTGGGAGCCGGACACCTTCGCCATGAATAAGGCGCTGCCGTATCAGGAAGCCCTTCTCGAATACGGGCCGACGGCGCGTCTGAAGCGGGCGTACACGTACAAGGCGCTCAATCGCCTGATTCAGGCCTCCGCCGCGGACATGACCAAGCAAGCGATGGTAAATGTTTACGAAACCGGTAAAGTACCGCTGATCCAGATTCACGATGAACTCGCGGTGTCAGTGAAGGACAAGGAAGAGGCCGAGGGCATCGCAAAAATTATGGAGGCCGCGGTGCCTCTGGAGGTACCCAGCGTTTGCGACGTGGAAATCGGCGCAAGCTGGGGAACGGCAGTGTAGTTTCTCCCCTACTACGCTAGGACCGTTAAACTCCCCACCTAAATGGTTCGCGCCGTTTAGGCGGGGTTTTTTTGTTCATGTCACCGGCGGAAAGTCCCCCACTCCGTTTAGACGGAAGTATCAAGGGGGTTAGGATTCCCCTTGACGTGATCCTATATCCTCCCATATTCTACACCGTCATTAACCAAGGAGGTAGAAATGAGCGACTACAGGATTTCTTTCGTTTACCAAGATTCAAACGACGACTGGTGGTTTGCCGTCGCCCGAGAGGGGGATGAGGCATCAGAAACAAAGTCATGGTTTGACAACCTGATCTACGCCGGGCCATGTTTGACTCAACAGGACGCCGAAGACTGCGCTGATCTTTTTCAGAACACCGGATATGGCCCAAGTGAACTTGGTCCGGGGGGTCTTTTAGCACCGCCTCCCGAGCGGTTGCAATTCAGCCCCCTCGCGTTGTGTCCGGAGCCAAGATACCTCCGAAGGCTTGAGAGCTTCGTTCGTCAGACAAGAACGGGAGGCTAATGAGGTTTTCCGCCGGTTTGCTGTTGCCTTTGTCGATAACATCTTATATGTTCGCTTATATTAAAACTAGGAGTTGACGATGGATACGAGCAAATGGAAAAGCGTCTTGGTCCCGATTGAAACTTACCGGGAAATAAAGACCCGGGCGCAGCGAGAGGGCCGCACACTGAGCGGTCAGCTTCGCCTGATCTACGCAGAATCTGAAACCTTCCGGCAGGCTTATCCGGTGGATGCCGCCTCCGTAGACCTCCCCACAACCGATGGCTAATTCAAAAGTAACCATTGGAGCAGGCGGATTTAAGGCAGTAAGGAGGCCGAAGAAAACGTCCATAGGTCAGAGCGTTCATTCGCGGCCCTTGAACAAGCAGAAAAGACGAAGCTTCAAGCGCTATCGGGGGCAGGGAAAATGAACCTTCCCGCGGCACTCCTGTGCCTCGCGCAGGCTGTTTTCTTCGAAGCGAGGGGAGAGCCGCTTATAGGTAAGGTAGCCGTCGCATCGGTCGTAATGAACCGCGTCGCCGACCCACGCTTTCCAAACGACATCTGTTCGGTAGTCAAACAGGGGCCGACTTACCGGTCGCGCCCAGAGATACCCATCCGCCATCGCTGCCAGTTCAGCTTTTACTGTGATGGCAAAAGCGACGAGATAAACATGGGGCTTCAATCAGCTCAGGATTCCGTGCGCGTCGTTCTACTGATGGCGCAGGGTGAGGTTTTTGACGTGACCGAAGGAGCGGTGTTTTATCACGCAACATACGTCAACCCGGATTGGGCAAAATCAAAAGACCGAACGGTTCAAATAGATAACCATATCTTCTACAGGTGGAAATGAGAAAGCACCGAACGTGGACGGCGGAAAAAAAGCGCCGTGTATTTCACATGCTCGACCGAGACATGCCGATAAGCCAAATAGCGTCCCTCATGGGCGTTACCTCGAACGCAATCCTTGGGCTGAAGTTCCGCGAGTATAAAGGCGAAAACGTACGCAAGGTCGTAAAGAAACCCCTCTCAGCGGTCGAAAAGCGGCTCGTGTCTGAGGGTACGCACTGGCATCGCAAATGCCTGAAGTGTCGCAAAGACCGCGTTCTCGAAAGAAACACCTTTATTTGCCCGCCCTGCAAAGAATCCCCTGTCTTCAGTTCGATGGCTTGACGGGCGGTTGACACGACCGACGCTTAAAGCCATATTAAAAATTCCCCTTGAGTTAGTGTCAGTCTCTCGGGGAGTTCTCCTTGGTTGTGTTACTACGAAGAGGGGTCTCGCTGGTTGGGTAGCGGGGCCCCTCTTTTTTGTTGACACTTCTAGTATGCGACAATATAAGGGAAGGGTTAAGTTTACAGAAACAAGGAGAACGAGAATGCAGTATACCCAAAAAACCGATATTGAAGCCGTTGAGAACTGGCCCGAAGCCATTCGGTGGGTCTCTCACGCCGTGAAGATGGAATCTGAGCGACTCATGGAAGACGGCCACAACAGCCCGGACGCTTTCCTCAAGGCAGAGGCGCTGCGTAAAGCGTGGAAGCGGATTTTACGGGGATGAGGCTTTATACTACGGACGACCAGTACCACGAGCTGGCGGAGACGACCCAGAAGGGAAGATCGCGGACCGTGGGCCTTCCCCGAGTTGCTGTTCGGAACCTCGTACTTGACCACGCCAGATTGCTGGCAAGACTAGACCGTCTGGGTGAAAAGATAGAACCCGGCAAGCCTAACAAAGGAGAGTGAGATGTCAGAGATACTTTTCAAGATTTTCATAGAGAGCTTCCTGCATGGCATTTTTGGAGCAGTCACATGGCCGATGTAATTGATTTCCCCGGTGGTAAAAAAATACCGGACGAGACCCCCGTAATAAATGCTACTGAAATGGTGGTTGAAATGGCGGAGGAGCTAGACCACTACCTTGCCAGTATGCACATGCGTTATGCCGACAAATTATCGAAAACGGGTATGCCACCCGGCCAAACGCTAATTGCGGCGTTTCTAGCTCTCGTTCAGGCCAACCTGAGCTCGACCGCCGCGATATGTGCCGTCATGGATAAAACCGATCCCGAAGAACTCGGCGGCGTGGTGGCATTTTCTCCAGAGCAAGAGGCGGAAGTCAGAAGAACCGGCATTATGCCTTCGCACAAAGACATGTTTATGGAGGAATACCAAGACGCTCTTGAGGACCCCAACGTCTTTCCCTTGATAACTGCACACCTTTTCTTGGATTGAACCACAATGAACGCACTTTACGACGCATTAACCGAAGCAACCTAGGAAACCCGGGAATGACTATCGAAAACCCCGACCACTATACCCGCCTGCCACTTCCTCCAGCGGAGTACATCCTACGCAATGACATGGAGTTTTGGAGAGGTAACGTGATAAAATACGTGAGTCGCGCCGGGTATAAGGCAAAGCCCGACATGTCTATGGTTGAATCTGAAAAAGAGGACCTTGCCAAAGCCCGGCGCTACATTGAAATGCGCCTGAACATGCTCGACGGGAAACCGGAGCTCTGACCGTGTCCCTTTCGTCGTCAATAATAAAGACAAGGCAAATCCCACCAGAAATTCTAGAGCCCGCCCAGCAATGGCTGGACCGCGGCGCATGGACCCACGGGTGGCCTTCCGACAAAGACGTACCCTTCGTAGAATCGGCCCGTAAAGGAGAGAAAAAAACGGTTGACGGTATATAAATAGTCTCTTATGTTCGCATACCTAAACAAAGGAGACTAGACATGCTTATCGCAATTATCGACGCACTGTTCCCAAAGCGGAAATCACGGATCACGGACCTCGAACAGAAGCTCA